TTTCTTCCTTTCTTTCCTTTCTTCCTTTCTTCCTTTCCTTTCTTCCTTTCCTTTCTTTATTTAAAAAAGGCTAAAAATACTGCGACCCATTTTTTGTAAGCTATCTTCTCTTAAACTCGAATTTGTTATGCCATCCCAGGTTACTTTACAATTTGCAGCCCAGTTCTTTCTTCCCTTTTGATAAATACATTTCTCGTCTTTTCCGGTATTTGTATTAAAACATACCTTATTATCATTCAGCTTACATTTCGTTAAATCTCCTTCCAAAGGAAAATTATGTTCTAATGCCTCTTTAGTTGCTTCACATGTATACTTCTCTTTATCCTCGCCTACTAATTTCCAAAAATCAGGACATGTTCCTATATTTGGTGGGAATTGTTTCTTATTCTTACTTTTATTCCGCACTAAAATATATCCTATTAATCCTGAAAATAATATCGAAAATAATAATATATAAGCTATACTACTATAAAACATTTGGGTAATCATATTAAAATATACTGACATTTTTTTTTATTTATTAATTATATATGAGTCATAATATTAAATTAATTACACCAGACACTAACATTTTATTTCACATGAAAGATAATATCCCTATTAAAACCAGCGCTACCTACCGAGACCCTCTCGCCGATGTATGGGAAGATAACGCCCTCACCAAACGATTTTATAGTCAAGAAAATGTCAACCAACTACAAAATAAACTTATTGAAGGTGTCTACATTCAATCTAATAAAAAGATTATTATCGGCAAACAAAACGACAATGAACTATATGTTATTATGAAAAGGGTTTTTCTTCAATATGGTAAAAATTGTATAAAATCATTATCTAATCCTAATAACTTTCCTACCGTAGGAGAACTTCCTGGACATATGTCCTCGTGGCTTTCTTCTTCTATCACCCTGTCTAAAAACACCACATGCGATAATTCTACGCAATTAAATATTCTTAATCAACACGTCCTAAAGTATGCTATAAATCAAGTTTATAATGAAGCTTTATCCTATCTACAATTCAAAAAAGACCTTAATCAAATTGCTACTCCTATAGAACATCCTATTAGCACTAATATACAAGATAAACAATTAAAATATTTCAAACCTAACTACGGCGACTTCTTTATTCCACAAAATAACTAAATCTCCACCTTCCTTACTATATTAAGTATACCACATTTACACGCCATTCCTATCCTACATCCGTACACAATACCTCCAAATACTTGATACCGACCTCACATTATGATTACTATTTACTATACTAATCATATCCAGTTTATAAATAATTATAATTATATCTTTCTCTTTCTCTTTCTTGTCTTCTTTACCTTCCTTCTTCTTTTATTTCTCGTTTTTCTTCTCGTTTTTCTTCTCGTTTCATTTCTCGTTTTTCGTTTCTTCTTCCCACCACCGTTTGGCGGCGCATCCTTTATTACTAACGCGGAACTTTCACGTCCCTTTATATCCGTAATTAATCCCCCAATATTTCCTTCCCCATAAATATCCGCCGGCTTATCATATCCGCCTCTTCCTTTACTTTGATTAATTGCATACAATAATCGGTCATCTGTAGCTAAAGTAATCGGCGGTATATTCATCGTATCTACTTTCCCATTTAATGCTACAAATAACCCATGTATCCATTCGGTAGACATAGACACACTATTCTCACATATTTCCCATAATACATAATTAAATAATTTATCCGATGGCAATATGAATTGTTTTAAGTTAACCTCCCCTTCAAATTTCCCTTGCATAAACTTTTTATAGGCTTTAAAAGTAACCGTGTTTTCGGCATAATTATTGGGCACGATATCCTCCCCACTATTTGGTAAAGGCTGCCAAACTCGCATTTTATAAATTTCTTCTTTTTCCTCATTATAATAAGGCGTTGCTTTCATTTCGGGATACTTCTCCCCATAATTATCACGAATACGGTCGGGCATATAGTCTGGCACGCTATCTAATTTAAATGGAATATATATTGGAGTTGTTTCTGCGTCGAATTCGCACGACCATTTTAAAAATTCGATTATCTTCCTTCCTATTATAATATCGTCCAGCTCTTCGTCTTTCATTTTATCATCATTTTCGAATAAAAAATATACTATTAATATTATTAATGTCGAAGAATTTAAACCGCCCAGATATGTATCTACTACACTTGGTAATAATTGTCTCAAATACTTTTTAAAATATAATAATATATATTGTAATATGGGATATCTTGTATTAAGTTCATTCATTACCAGTACATTATTGTCGCCGGAGTTTAAATGATCATTTATACCGATATCAATCTCTAATATTTGTATATCTTTTGTGCCGTCTCCTTTTAATAAACGTAGTTTTATTATTGGAGGAACACTTTTATTTTTTGGTGTTACTACTATATTTTCAATAATGCTATATGGTTTAAAGTATATTACATATCTGGACAGACTATCGCTTATATTGTTTAACACATCGACCTTTCTTTCATGTAGATCTTTATCTCCCTGTGGTTCGTACCACTCTTCTTTCATATGTATCATTATATCACTATCCGAACTAGGTAGTGCTAAGTTCGCCGCCCTTGAACCATATAATGATATTTCGCGATACTTATCTATAAATTCTTCTTTTAAATATTCATCCAATATATTTTGTACCATGTCTATATCGGGTTGCATTTTTTTAGATCTAACTATGTCTATGTGAACACTTTTAACTATATCACCGAATTCTTTCGCTTTCTCTTCCGTCTCTTTTGCTTTTTGTTCTAATCTATCCTTCTCAACTTTAGCTTTCTCTGCTACTTCTTGTGCTAATCTATCTTTCTCTGTCGCTACTTCTTGTGCTAATCTATCTTTCTCAACTTTAGCTTTCTCTGCTAATCTATCTTTCTCTGTCGCTACTTCTTGTGCTAATCTATCTTTCTCAACTTTAGCTTTCTCTGCTAATCTATCTTTCTCTTGTTTTGATCTAGCATCATTGATTTTCTTCTCACTTTCTTTCAATTTAAGCATTTTCCTTGCTTCTTCTGCTTTTTCTTCTGCTATCAACATAGCCGCATATCGATTCGCTTTATCTGTCGCTTTATCTGTCACTTTATCTGTCGCTTTATCTTTTGCTTTATCTTTTGCTTCTTGTTCTAATCTAGCTTGTTCTAATCTAGCTTGTTCTAATCTAGCTTGTTCTAATCTAGCTTGTTCTTCTGCTTCAGTTTTCACAATCGGTTCCCGTAATTCTATCTCATATTCTTTTAAGGATTGGTCTAGGTTAGCTTGTTTAGCATGTGATTTACGTACGTGTAATAATGCCAAGGTCAATGTATTTATCGATGTTAATAATCTTTCCGATTCCACAACATTTAAGTCATTAAAGAATAACACTATTGTATTATTTCCTATTTCCTTTACCCCTGTCGGGGTTGACATTTTTACTAATTTATCAAAATCGGTCTCGCCGTCCTCTTCGATCGCCCCCAGGACATCAACGGGGTGAGCCTCTTCCCCCTGCTCCTCACTTATGCTCTGACTAATTAGTCCCAGCTCCTCACTTATGCTCCGACTAATTAGTAAAAATATTTCGTATACCCCATCATGCGAGGTCTTTCCATTTTTGCTGTCTATTAATTCTTTTAATATTATACCAAGTGACGTATAAATATTATATGGACTTGATGGTATCTCGCTTTTTTTTGTGAATAGAATCAGTTTCCGTATCAAACGTTGTGTTAATTCGTATAAAGCGGGGTTCGTCATTGATCCATCAACATCTATAAACCGTATTTCTTCTAAATCATCTTTTAAAAAAGCTGACATAAATTCTATTGCTAGGAACACATACTCTCTTTTATCTTCATCCTTGATGTCCAATATTTTAGCAAAGGCTTCGGAGCTAAATAATGCGTCCCACTTTTCTTTCGCGCGTATATCCTCCATAATCTTTTTTTTTTCATTTGTTCTTTTCTTCCAATCAGTATACATACGATCGACAAATTCGCGCTCGTCATGTGGGTCTTTGTGCCCGTCGAAGTTCAATCCATCCAATAACGGACCTTTACATTTATAATGCGTTATATGATTTTCATATAACTTCTCCCTACATTCTTTACTACAATAATATTGTATTCGACAATTATCACATACAGTCGCGTTGTTATTATATACATCTATATCATCTGGGGATATACGTGACGGACAACCAGATATGTCATCGTAATTCGCGCACAATAACAAATAATCATCTGTGTCGGCGACCTTTCTTGCGTAAAATGGTAATTTTGGGTTGCCTTGCTTTGCCCCCTTTACCTTATACTCATTATAAATATATTTAACCATACCTTTTAAATGTATATCATAGAGAGAAAGCACTGGTTTAGTCCTCTTACTCGCCTTCCCAGAACCTTTTAAATTATAGCGTTTCTTGGTAATCTTATTTTTCGTTTTTTTTTTAATCTTCTTTTTCGATTTCTTCATATTATATATATTTATATAAGAAAATTAATTATATTATGTTTATCAAGATTATACTCAATATATGTATTCATTTATAGCTAATATTAATTATTTGTTTCATTTCATAAATACTCCTAATTGCTACATTTATTTTTGCTTCTTCCCTTTTTTTACTTTTATTGTAATTGGTTCTTCTTCTTCTACATTTATATTTGTTTTATTTGTTTTATTTGTTTTATTTGTTTTATTTGTTTTATTTGTTTTATTTGTTTTATTCATTCCTTCCAGTAATTGGTTTAGTTCATTTATCCACATATCTTTCTCGTCTATATTTGAAACATTTTCAAATTCCTTAACCTTTTCATCCTTATTTTTATTGAAGCGGTCGACTTCTTCTTCCGTCAGTGAATCAAATGGCATTTTGGTTAGGTATTTAAATGAATTCTCGATCATATCAAAATGCTTATCAACTAGCATATTTATCACTTCTTGCTCCTTTTTCTTCTTTAGAATAATACTATCATCTATTATTCCATTTATAAAATTTACCTTATTTGTAAGCAATAGCAATTCGTGAGATAATTTGTTAAGAATATATTTTTTTCTTATAACATAATTATCAAATCGAATTTTCATATAATTATCTATAATTTCTTGAGGTGTATGAAACAGTCGAAGTTTCTGTTTTTCGTCAAATAAATACATATTGGTTGTATTTTTCGTACTATAAAGTTTTAATACCTTTTCCAACCCATTCGTTCCTTCATAGTCCCCCTTCATCTTTACTAGCGAATCTATCACATTACTTGCAAACGTAATCGTGAAATCGATTTCTTTCTCCGTACACATATCTATATATTCTCTCACCCTTACACCCGTTTTATCCTTCTTTCCATTCCCCCCTTCTATCAAATTCTCTATATGTTCTTTATAATTCGTCGTCCAAGTCCCTATTGGAAGCTCCGTTATCCTAACTCTCGTTGGCGAGACTATCTCATAATTACCCTTTATCAAAAATTTGGTATTTTCCTCATTTACGGAATAAATCTGCCCCTGAAATCCTTTGTAAAATGGAATAAATTTAATATCATCTACATTATCTCCATTTAATCTTTTCATTATAAAATCTATTATAACATGCGGGTTGTAAGAGAGCACCTCGCTACTAAATCCCGTACCTATACCTTTTGTCCCATTCACTAGAATCATCGGCACAATTGGTACATAATATTGTGGCTCTACAGACATACCATCATCATCCAGATAATCCAGAATTGCATCATCACTATCTTTAAAAATTAGTCGGGTTAGTTTATCTATCTCTGTGAATATATACCTTTCTGACGCCGCATCACTCCCTCCTGAAAGCCGGGTTCCAAATTGCCCATTCGGCGTTAAGTAGTTGATATTATTCGAACCTACAAAGTTCTGCGCCATTCCAATAATACCCCCGTTCAAGCTCGCCTCACCATGATGATATCCGGACAACTCTGATACTGAACCACTTAATTGTGCTACCTTAATTTCTTTCGTTAAATTACGTTTAAATGTCGTAAATAGAATCTTGCGCAAACTCGTCTTTAGTCCATCTACCAGACAAGGTATTGAACGCGCATTATCATAAATTGAAAAGTGACGCATCTCTTTATTAATAAAATCTTCAAAACTAATATTACATTCTTCCGTATCCAAATAATCCGCGGGGTCATATTCTCCCAACCAACTTTTTCTATCATCGGCCCTTTTTTTATTGAACGCCATATCTATTGTATTTGAACTCTCCAATGACTTATTGAAATATATAAACTTCTTTTCCTTAAAATATTCTTTAAACTCATTACTTGTACTCGTTCCTAATCCCTTATAATACTTTATTTTCCAACCCGGGGCCGAATTACTTTGTTTCCATTTATTATATTGCCCGTCGTTATAAAATAGTATCGTCTCCTTTCCCTTTGCCGCCTTTATAATTGGCGTATTCATAAATCCTATGAAATTCGGTATATTTAATAGACTTTTCCACTCTGAATCAAAAAGGTTCACCCCCAACCCTTTAATATGACTGCCGTCTAAATCCTGATCTGTCATAAATATTATCTTTCCATATCTTAATAATTCTTTCACACTCTCCTCCGTATAGTCTTTCCCAACCTCTAGTCCCACTATATGTTTAATATCGTGAATCTCTTTATTCTCTGATATTCGTTTTTGGGTCTCCCCCCTTACATTTAATAGCTTCCCTTTTAAAGGATATACACCTATCCTTTTCCTATCCTCCTTCGACATACCACCCACTACACCCGCTTTTGCCGAATCTCCCTCACAAAGAATCAATATACACTCATCACTTTTTACTGTTCCCGCATCATCCGCATCTATCAGTTTTGGAAAACCCCTCAGTGTCTTTCTCTTATGACCATCATTCTTTTTTACCTCCTGAATTTCTTTCACCGAAGTTAACGCACACGCCACATCCATTATACCCAGCTTTGCTATCTTTTCTATAAACTTATCACTTATATCACACGTTGAACCAAATTTACTTATATTTGTTGTCATGTAATCTTTCGTTTGACTATCAAATGACGGATTCTCTATATCACACCTCACAAATAACATCATTTGCTCTTTAATTGTACTTGGTTTAACGTCCACCCTCTTTTTCTTCTTTATATAAGCTATTAGCTTCTTTGTTATTTGTCCCAGAATATACTCCACATGTTTTCCACCTTTACACGTGAATATACCATTTACAAAAGATACCTGGGTAAATTCTTCTTTTGGTGCAAGAGATACCGCATATTCCCATCTTTCATTTGCTTCTTCATACACCCTATCCTTCTCCGATTTCTTTCCTATATACAAATCTATATATTGAGAGAATTGTTTTATTGGTACCACCGAATTATTATATTTTACTTTTACCTTATTACCTGTTATCGCCGCTATATCCATTATACGACGTTTAAACAAATTCATCATATCATCGCTTAATTCACTTAATCCTAGACGGGCTAAGTCCGGCTTAAACGATACCCTCGTATATGGCTTCTTACTACACTTTGTTATCTTTGGTTTATCTATAATATCCAGATTATCGTGGTATTCTTGAGTATATTTCAATCCCCGGATATGATCTACTGTTTCTATTTTCCCCCAACTCGACCAAATTAGTACCAATTTAAAACCAAACCCGTTCTTTCCACCCACTATCTGTTTCTGTTCCTTATTATAATTTGTTGATGTCCTAAGATGCGCAAATATCATCTCCGGTATCCATAAATCATGTTCTGGATGTTTTACTACATCTATACCATTACCATCATTCTGCAATGTAATTACACCATCTTTTATTTCTATCTCTATATTTGTTACCGGCAACATATTATCTTTCTTCTGTTCTATATTTTGTTCCTGCCTTATATGATGATCGCGACAATTCACTATTGCTTCATCAAATAATTTATATAGACCCGGAATTATCATTATATCCTTATGTTTTATTTCATCACCATCCATTACATATGTCTCATATCCGGTTGGCTCCATTGAACCCGTATAAGTATCCGGATTTTCTAATACATGTTGTTTATCTGACTTCTTTTGATAAGTCTTTGACAATTTATTATTTACATCATTATTACCGTCATTTACTACCACACTCATTGCTTTTCGTATATTATACCCTTTAATTTGTTTCAATTTTATATCTTTCTATATAATTTATTTACATCATCCGACCATTTACATCATTCCAGCGCATCATTCCCCATTCTTATTTACAACCCCGAATATAACTCTCTTAATAATACTTCGCTTTCTAATAATCCTACACAACCATCCGTTATACTTACCCCATATTTTAAAGGACGATCATTTATACTCTGTTTACCTTCACATAAATTTGACTCTAACATCATTCCTATCATGTTATCCTTCTTTAAAAAATTACTTATAAAATATCTCCACGCTTCACATTGTCTCCGATAATCCTTTAATGAATTACCATGAGAACAATCTATTAATATATTTACATTCTCATCTATCTCATCTACTATATGTTTATAATAATTCGGCCCCTTTTTACTTCCTCTCAATATTATATGGACATTCTTATTTCCCCTCGTTGTTACTATTGATGCTACCCCATTCCTATCTATTCCATAAAAACTATGCGACAATGACCCCGCCTTCATACCCTCTATCGCACTCTCTATACTACCGCCTGTTGTATTTTTGAAACCTATCGGCATCGATAACCCCGATACTAATTGTCTATGATTTTGACTTTCCACTGTTCGCGCACCTATTGACCCCCACGATATTAAATCTGATATATATTGTGGTGTAAATGTATCCAAAAATTCACATGCCGTTGGTACCTCCATATTTACTAATTCTAATAATAACTCCCGACCCATTCTCAACCCCTTATCTATGTCGAATGTATCATTCAAATTTGGGTCATTAATTAAACCTTTCCAACCCATTATTGTTCTTGGTTTCTCAAAATATACTCTCATTACTATCATCAATTTACTACCATATTTTTCCCTCATTTTCTTTATAAATACACCATACTCTTTCCCACCCTTTACATCGTGTATCGAACAAGGACCCACCACCACCAGTTTTCGCTTATCTTTGTGGGACAAGATATTCTCTATCTCTTCCCGAGACCTCTTGATAAATTCCCTATTTTCTCTACTAGCTTTTAACTCATTTAGCAATAAATTTGGAGGCATTATCGATTTTAAAGACACTATATTTACATCATCTATCTCCATTTATTAATAAGTATATAATATATTTTTAAACTATTAATAAGTATATAATATATTTTTAAACTATTAATATTATTAATAATATTAATAATAAGTACATAATATATTTTTAAACTATTATTATTATATACAATATGGTATGGTCAACTTATGTATCAAATCCTGTGAACCCAGCCACTATTACTAACCCTACCCAAAGTACCATTGACATAACCTTCCTGAACCCCATTCAGCTCCCGTGGATCCAACCCCCCGGACCCCCATTAACAATTACACATGGTGGATCCATCACGTCCCTATATCAAAATAATGTTTCACTTCATAAAGTCTCATCCCTGGCCCTCAACACAATCCTTCGTCTAGATATTACCTCTATTCAACTTGTTCCCGGTTCATTTAAAATAACTATTCCAAATACATTTGTGAGGGTATATTCAGATTGGGATTTTGATTATCGTCTCTTGTCCAACGAGATAACATTTACCTATAATGTTGATATCCTAGAAATCACTAATTACGACCCATCATTACATGCCACAATCACCAACCAATCAAATTTGTCTATAGATTTTAATCAAGACTTCGTCCTCACTGATGCTAGCCATTCTACAATTCTTAATAACACCCGTATTATCGATCTCTCCCACTCCTATTTTTCTAAAACATACACCACCACCACCACCACCAAATTTTTAGTTGGCGACAATAGTGGCACGACGTCGCTCAATCAACCCCCCCTTCATGCACCAACGCTCCCCAGTGATAAAACAAGTTTAGTTGACCCAGATGTGTCTGGACTCACAATTACTTCCAATGTTCCCACCATACATCACGATATACAGGATATATTAACTAATTGGGATATGAATGCCCCGAGCCATAGCGGTCCTATTATCCTGACATTTACTTTCCCCAAAGTTGTCACTTTGGATGGATTTACATTTGCAACTTATACGGGTGGGCTAGTCGGCGAGATAAAGAATTGGTCGTTAAAGGACGAATCTAATACTGTTATTATAAATGGAGGGACGGTTTATGATCCCTCGGCTGCTATATTAACAGGCACACCTGATGCCATCACCACATTAACGCCGGATACTAAGGGAGCTATCACGGCGGAGGATATAATTACTATTCCGCAACATTCATCAAGGATTTGGTATTTAACGTTGGATTTAACACATAAACTTTATATCTATTTTGTGAGATTTCATGGTATGGTCGGTATTCCGTCCAAATTTTTAGTTGGTGACAATAATAACGGACAGCTGGCAGGCTCCAACTACTCCGATGCACATAAAGTATCTTTGATTGACGAATCCGTCAAAGGACTAACGGTTACTTCCAGTGTTGACACGATTAATGCACAGTCATTCTTATTTGGAAATTGGCAATCCCGCCCCCAGCCACACGTCGGTGAGATTACCCTGACATTTACTTTCCCCGAAGTTGTTACGTTGGATGGATTTACATTTCCAACTTATATGTATGACCCGGACACCGGCGTTATAGAGAATTGGACGTTAAAGGACGAATCGAATAAGGTGGTTATAAATGGACCGGAGGTTAACACGGGTGGCGACTGGGCTATATTAAAAGGTACATCCGACAAAATCGTACTAAACTACTTAACGACCTTGAAATCTATCACGGCTACCGATATAATTACTTTTCCGCCACATTCATCAAGGGTTTGGTATTTAACATTGGATTTATCAAAGAAACTTTATATCTATTTTGTGAGATTTCATGGTTGGGTTGGGCCGAACCAATTAAATATTCGTAAACTATCAGACTTGCCTCTCGAAAAAGGACCATTAACAATTACTATTCCTAAAAGTAATCTCGGACTTACCGATCCACGCTGGGACAGCCGGTTAACATTAGACTATACGTATAACTACAGCGCCATGCATGTTAATTGGTTACCAGACCCAGTTATTAAGATTGCTGTCGACGGGGTGGATATCTCCTACAGCACCGAAGGCAATAAGTTGACTATTTCCAGCTATTTAATGTCATTTCCTTCAATCACATTTTCTTTAAGTGAGAATGTATACCCGATAAACCAGAATACACATTTAAATAGCAGTAATATTATACTTGCCCCTTTCGACCCTACGATTACTTCTAAATCCACTTATTCTACTGCCGACCTTAGTAATAATTGGACCGTAGATACCAACAGATATTCTTATACGGTAAAAAGATATGACTCTAGCCAAAATACACTTGACCTATCTTTAACTTTTGGTACGGTCCAAAGCACCGACAATTTAACGTTATTAAGTGGATTACATACCGGTACCATTCTTTTCGCGACCCAGCCTCGTAATATGACCATCGTATTTAATGTTTATCCACCACCCATATATGAATCTATATACCCTGCTATAAATAGCATAATCAACCCCAATCAAACACCTCTTAAAATAACCTTTAGCGAGGATATCTCTCTTAACTCGAGTATTTTATTGCCAATTATAAATAATGGTAACAGATTCGAGGGCTTTCTCCAGGGCCACTCGAATGCGTTGTACATTAATAATAATAACACCCTTACCATAGACCTTTCCGCGGTCGGACTTGCTCCTGGTTCATTAAAAATAAATATTCCTAATAATCTAATAAAGAGTTTACATGGTGTGCCTTTAACTACCGATTTATCATTTGTCTATACTATTCCTCCACCACCCATATATAAATCTATAGACATTTCTAGAAATAGCAGCATCATCACCACCCAAACACCTCTTAAAATAACCTTTAGCGAGGATATCTCTCTTAACCCGGATATTTCATTACAAATTACAAATAATGGTACCCCCCGAGCAGTGGATGCGAAGGTGTTACACATTGAGAATAAAACCCTTACCATAGACCTTTCCGCGATACAACTTGTTTCTGGTCCATTACAAATAACGATTCCTAAGAATCTAATAAAGACTAAATCATATGGCGTGTATTTAACTACCGATTTATCATTTGACTACGTAGATTGGATGCCGCCCATATATTCATCTATAGACCCTTCTACAAACCCTGGCATAATCAACACCAATCAAATACCCCTTAAAATAATCTTTAGCGAGGATATCTCTCTTAACCGGGATAGTTCATTACAAATTACAAATAATACGACAACCACCCCGGTTTATGCGAATGCGTTGCAAATTGATAATAAAACCCTTACCATAGACCTTTCCGCGATACAACTTGTTTCTGGTTCATTACAAATAAATATTCCTAATAATCTAATAAACAGTGTACTGGATGTGCCTTTAACTACCGATTTATCATTTACCTATAATGCTCAGATGCCTCCCATATTTAAATCTATAGACATTTCTAGAAATAGCTTAATCAACCCCAACCAAACACCCATTAAAATAACCTTTAGCGAGGATATCTCTCTTAACCCGGATATTTCATTACAAATTACAAATAATAATAACACCTTCATAGTGGATGCGACGGTGTTACACATTGAGACTAATATCCTTACCATAGACCTTTCCGCGATACTACTTGTTTCTGGTTCATTACAAATAACTATTCCTTATAATCTAATAAAGACTAAATCATATGGCGCGTATTTAACTGCCGATTTATCATTTGACTACAAAGATTTGATGCCCCCCATATATTCATCTATTGACCCGCCGAATTTCCTCGATAGCAGCATCACCACTACCCAAACACCCCTTAAAATAACCTTTAGCGAGGATATCTCTCTTAACTCGGATATTTCATTACAAATTACAAATTCTCCTTTTATATATT